AAGTTCCCAGCTAGGGTATGTGATAGAGATACATTTAATAAATTGTATGAACCACCTGTATACAGCCATGTGTTTGGTGAAACTAATCTTACCTATAGTACATTGAACAAACTAGTTACTGGTTATCAAGGTAGTATTCTACAAACTGCATGGTGGCGATTGACTGGCTACTATCTAGGTTGGAAACCCAAGCTGTGTACTATTCTTTCACAAGAGATTTTACGAAGCAGTGGATATATGGTAGAATATAATCACAAACCTATTCAGTTTTATGAGGAGTTGAAGAATGAAAACTATTATGTTCTCAGGCAAAGCAAGGGTTGGGAAGACTCACGCTGCGAATCTGATTGCAGAGCTCGCATTTGCGGACGGTCTGAGGCCAGTATTTCTGCCCTTCGCGAAGCCTATCAAAGATAGAGCAAAGGCCGAAGGCTATACCAAAGAGGATAATCCTCAAGAGTATAGGTCTTATTGCCAACTAATGGGCGAGACTGCCCGTGCTATTGATCCTGATCATTGGATTAAAGCGTGGCAAAAAGAATTTGAATCTTATCAAGAGAAAGAGTTTAGTCTTATCAAAGAAGATAAGAAACATTGGGAGCATCTTATTATTGTAGATGACTGTCGTTATTTAAATGAGATTGCATTGTGTAAAGAAATTGATGCACATCTTTGTTTTGTAGCACACGGTCCTCGTGAACTAGAGGACCATTATGGAGATTGGAGAAATCATGAATCTGAAGAATGGGCTAATGAAGTTGAGAACAATGGTCAAGATTACGATGTGGAACATTGGATCGAAAATCATAATGGCATCAAGACGTATGAAAGGATAGTCAAAGAAGTTTATTATCAAGTCAGCAAGACTGAGGCTTTCTCTATTGCTAATATGAAAAAGAATATTAAAAAATTATTGGATCTATTAGAAGATGAAGAAACCAAAGACAGCGATAATTGACGGAGACATTCTAGTATATCGTGCATCCTTCTGGGCAGACGTAGAAGGCATTGACGAGCTTCCTGTGAGGCTCAAGCATGATGTCAAGAAGTGGACACCACGGGGCTGCAAACCTATTGTAGCCCTGTCCTGTCCCCGTAAACAAAACTTTAGGCGTAGAGTCTGGTCAGAGTACAAGGCTCATCGTGATGACACCAACCAACCTGATAGTATTAACTATGCTATCGAGATTGTGGTTGATGACTTTGATATTGTTAAGTATCCTCAGCTTGAGGCTGATGATATTATGGGTATTGAAGCATCTGCTGGTAATGCTATTGCTGTAACTATTGATAAGGATCTTCGTTGTGTCCCCGGCTGGCACTGGAATCCTGATAAAGAAAAGAAACCTATCTGTGTATCCGAAGAGGACGCAGATAGGTTTTTTTATGAGCAATGGATGACTGGAGATACGACCGATAATATACCGGGACTATGGAAAGTGGGTCCAAAGAAAGCTCAAAGGTTCTTAGAGAATACTCCAAAGGAAGATTGGGTAAAAGAGATCCTAGAAATGTATCGTGTCGAAGAGAGGCCAGAACATAAGGGTCGAGCAGGATTAGATCCTATAAGATTTGGGAAGGCTATGGCTTGGTGTGTTAGAATTCTTCGTGATGGAGAATACGATAAGTCCGGTCAGCTCATCAACTTATGGAACTTTGGGTATAAAGGAGATAAGAATGCATTCCAAATGTTCTAATTGTGGTTCAAATAATATGGTTCAAGCTGGCGTGTGTACTGTGTGTACGAATTGTGGATCAACTAGTGGTTGTTCCTAATGTATTTTGAAAAATTAACAAGATGTAACTCCTGTGGTCGTATGACTACAGGAGTTTATGTTCATGGACATACTCAATGTTCGTGGTGCAAAGTAAATATAGAGCCCTGTTGTCAGGGTCAGGAGAATATTCATGCCGTATGTAAAAGAAACAATCCTCAACAAAGCTCAAAAAGCCGTGGCATTAACACCGGCTGAATTATCTATTGTTTTAGGACACATGCTTGACAAGATTGAGGAGTTAGAAAATGAAGTCAAAGAGCTTTCCAAGAATCGACAACCTCGTACCAAAACTGCTAAACGAAATGTACCCTCCACTGGAGTATCAGGAGAAAGTGACTCGTGAAGAGTGGGCTTTTCGTGGCGGTCAACGAGACATTATTAGAAAATTAGAAACAATTATTAAACAGCAAGAGAAAGGGGGCCGATAATGACTCATCAACCATGGCATAGAGAAACTGAATATGAAAGACGAGCAAGAGAACTGGCAGAAAGACAAGCTGCAATGCAAGAAGGTGGGTACGGTAGCGGTAAATTTTCTAAGGCGTTGTATGGAGAAGTTAAAGGTGAGAAAAAAGCAGGTTTTAATCTTGCTAGTTTCTTCTCACCTAAGGTAGGTAAAACTGTAAAAGGTTTACAAAACAGAGGCTTCTCTGATAGAGAAATTAAAAAACTATTTGCTGATATGGATAAAGATCCCGGCGAATATGGTATTAAAGATATGAAAGTTTTTAGTAATGAAAACGAATTACATAGATATGTAATGGCATATGTTGATGAATCCAGTCAATTATATCAACAGACTATAGATACTGAACGAGAAATGAAAAGGGAGGAAGCCGATGCTAGACTTCAGCGAGAATTTGACAAGGCGGTTGCTGAAGCTACTAAACCTACTGAAGAAGAAGCTGGGATGGTAGCAGAGCGTCGTAGAATGAAGGCAAAAAGCCAAGAGTATGTTGGTAGCAAGGGTGGAGTGTCTATGCAACAGGCTCGTAAGGGCGGTGCTGTAATGATTCCACAAAGGAGGCCAATGTGATTTTTACTAATAGAGGAAAAACTACTAGCTTATTGTTTGGTAGAAGTAAAAGAAGAAGAGCAAGAAGACAGGCAAGAAGAGATGCTGCCTTTGCTAAGTTTAGATCTGGTCTTTCTAAAAAATTTAATGAACAGTTTATGGCATCTCAAGAAAGACGTAGACAGTTTATGATGGGTGGAGTTGTAGCCCAATATAGACAGGGACAAACGGAAGCTGATCGAGCTGACTTTGATATTAAATCACGGCAAGCTGCTGCGGATAGACTTGCTGAACAAATGTTAACAGAATCAAGAGAGTCTTATAGACCTCGTAAACAATCATTAGGCATGCTGCGTGTGCCAAGGAGGATGTAAGAATGGGTATGGGAGCAAGCTATGATCCGTCTGCCATGCAGGCACAGACACAGGCTAATTTAGAAAGAGAAAGACAGTACCGAAAACAAGAGGCAGAGTCTGCTCGTAACGCTAGATTAGAAGAAGAAAAACTTAGGTTATCTTTAGAACGTGCCGCTCGCGAAGAACAATACGCAGCTATGCAGGCGGAGAAAGAAGAGATTGAAGAGAAGGAAGAAGAAGCTATTCAAGAACAGGTTGCTCAAACCAATACTATGGATAATGTTATGGGCTTCTTTTCAGAACGACCGGGGGTACAGATCAATAAACTCGGAGAAGGTGATAGGCCATCATGAGTATTAAAGAACGGTTTCGTGAGTTAGATAGTAGACGTATCCGAAAACTGGAGCGGTCTAGATATGTAGCATCCTTAACTGTTCCTTCTGTCTTACCACCTGCTGGCTGGACTAATGAGGAACAGTTACCTCAACCCTTTAGTTCTATTCCTGCTCGTGGTGTGGTTGGTATGGCATCTAGAATGCTCTCTGCTATGCTTCCTGTTAATGATACACCATTCTTTAAGTTCAGTTTAAGACCGGGCACGGAGCCTGATCCTGAAGTTAACAGCTATCTTGAGGCTATGAGTTCTCAGGTTTATCGTAAGATTAATTCTAAAAATCTTAGAGAAATTATCTTCCAAGCTTTGCAACATCTTATTGTTGTTGGCGATTCTATTGTTATTATGGAAGATGATTTTAGTTTTAGAGTTATTCGATTTGATCATTTCGTGATGAGAAGGGAAGTAAACGGAGAACCTAAAGAGATTATCTATCTTGAATTTGTAGCACGCAGTAATGATGAAGCTATTGAAGATAACTTTAGATCTCAATATAGTGCTGACTATGCCTCTGAAGGTTATGATGTTGTATATACTAGATTAACTAAGGAGGAAGATGGTAATGAGTGGTTTGTCGAACGTGAGCAAGACGAGAAGATCATTGAAACTGGTTCGTACAAAGTGTTTCCTATTATCCCTTTGCGTTGGACTTCTGTTGCTGGTGAAAATTATGGAAGATCCCATTGCGAAGATATCGCAGGTGATATCCAATCCTTAGAAGCATTCACTGAAGCCTCGCAAGAAGGCATGGCTGCTGCTTCTACATTCTGGATGGGCGTAGATCCTGCAGGTATTACCGAGATTGATGACCTTGCGGGTCAAGCTAATGGTTCTTGGGTATCTGCTAGACAACAAGATGTTATTGCTTTGTCTCCAGCACAGACATTGAATCCACAAATTCAAGCTACATTCCAAGCTGTAGAAACTATGCGTAGAGAAGTTGGTCAAGCATTCTTACTTGACTCAGCTGCTATTCCTAGTGGCGACAGAGTTACTGCTACTGCTGTGCGTAGGATTGGACAAGAGCTTGAGACTGTATTGGGTGGAGCATTTAGTTCTATTGCACGGGAGTTGTTTGTTCCCATTGTAGAGCGGGCTGTCTTCTTAATGTTAGAAGAGGGAGAGATTGATCAACGATTACAAGACCAGTTCTTTGAAGATGGTACATTGAAAGTAGAAATCATTACTGGACTGCAAGCACTTAGCCGTGATACAGATCTTATGAAACTTATGCAAATGGGTGAGATGATGCGTAACTTACCACAAGAAGCCATGCAAACCTTTAAGTTTGAAGAGTATGGTCGTGCTTTGATTACTGCTCTTGGCTTTGATGCTAACAACTGGGTGCGTACTGAAGAAGATATTAAGGCTGAGAAAGCTGAACAGCAACGTGAAATGATGCAGGCTCAGCAGCAAATGAGTACTAGCCAAGCTGTGACTCAAGGTGTATCACAAGCTGCAATGATGGATCTTCAACAAACAGGTGGACAAGGTATTCAACAGGCTATGCAGGGTATGCAACCTCCACCGGGGTAATTTAAATGAGGGGGCAAGGGCGTGGACAATACAGAATTACAAGAACAACTTGTTAGAATTAAACAACAGTTAGAAGATTGTCGTGAAGAAAACAATCGCAAGTTAAAGACTGCATACGAAGACTGTGCTAATATTAAGCAGGGTCTAGAGAAGAAGGTGCAGAAGATGACACTGGCTGCTGCTGTTACTGGTACTGTGGTGGGTGGCGAAGTATTGAGTAAGGTTACTGAGACTGTAGAACAAGTGACAGGTCTTACAGATACACTAGGTGCTGCTCCTAAACCAAAGGGAGATCCCTATGCACTTGATCTAGATTGGATTACTCCTGAGATTAAGATGCCTGATGACAATGTAACAGGTGGTGCAACCTTGGTAGAGGGAGATCAAGATAGTATCTTTGATGCTAAAGAGGGTATGGAGTTTGGCTTATATGATGATGGCTGGGCTAGTATACCCAATCCCTTACAAGAATTAGAAACAGAAGCTGACTTAACACAGGCTCCTGAAAAAGAAATATTCATGATGGGTATGTTAGATGATGACTATTTTATCTCTGAAGGGTTTGGTTATTTTATTGCCCGTGCTGAAATAGAAGAATTAGTTGAAGAGTTGGCGGAAGAGGAAGAGTTAATTGAGGCTATTCTTGAAGAAAAAGAAGAGGTTTTAGCTCTTGAACAAGCTGATGAAAGAGAAATTATACTTGAACCGCTTGATGAATATATCCCTCTCCCCCCTATTATTCCTCAGCCTGAGCCAGAGATGATTATCGTGGCTGAATCCAAGGGTGTGTGGGCGTTACCACTATTATTATTCTGGAAAAGGAGAAAAAGAAATGGCTAAAAAGAAAGCAGCGAAGCGTGATGCATGCTATAATAAAGTAAAGAGTCGCTACACCAAATGGCCTAGTGCCTATGCGTCTGGTGCTCTAGTAAAGTGTCGTAAAGTTGGTGCTAAAAATTGGGGTAATAAGAGCAAGGGTAGGAAGAAGTAATGGCTAAGGAAGGTCTTAAGAAATGGTTCAGTCGTAACAAAGGCAAAGGCTGGATTGATTGTAAGACTGGAAAGCCGTGTGGTCGTAAGTCTGCTAAGGGTGGATCAAAGCGTCCATACCCTGCTTGCCGTCCTACAAAAGCTCAATGTAACTCTGCTAAGTCCAAGAAAAAAGGACCAGCTCGTATCTCATGGAAGAAAAAGAAGAGGTCTAAGAAATGAGAAAACCCGGAAAGAAAAAGAAAACAACTGTTAAAAAGAAAAACGGTAATGGCAAGAAGTTGACAAAGGCACAACAAACTTTGCCTCCATTCTTACAAAAGAAAATTAGGGAGAAGAAATGAAATATATTGCATTATTATTATTAACTGGTTGCTGCTCCGGCAGATGTATCTCTGTTGAAATCGAAGCCGGTGGCGATGTAGTTCTTGGTGGAGAAGGTGAAGCCAAGTGTCCTGTTGCTCCTGCCGTTCGTAAGCAAATGATGAAACAACGTAAAGGCTACGACATTAAGGGTCGTAGGATGGACGAGGTGTAAGATGGCAAAAGCACGCAGTAAGAAAAAGGGGGCCATGAAAGGCTGTACTATTGGTAACAAGTGCAAGAGTAAAGCCGGAGGTCTTACTGCTAAAGGTCGCCGCATGATTAACCGTAAGACTGGTTCTAATCTAAAGGCACCACAGCCGGGGGGCGGATCAAGAAAGAAATCATACTGTGCTCGTTCTGCAGGACAGATGAAGAAGTTCCCCAAGGCTGCTAAAGATCCGAACAGCCGCTTGAGAAAAGCTCGTAGGAGATGGAAGTGTTAACAACTTTATTATTATCTTTACCCCTTTGCGGTCCTCCCGCTGATCCTAATGCTGTTGCTATGTGGATTGATGATCTTGGTAGATTAACTCCGTTTGGTAGAACCTTTGATGTCTACATCCAGACTGGGTTCGATCCTGACTTTAGTTATCCGAATGGCGATCCACGCCGTCCGTACATGATCGGCTGCACCCGTGGCAACGAGTCACCGGCTAGAGCGTTTCAATGGGCAATCGTAGGTGATATCTTTAAGAACCACAGACCTGACCACCTGTATCCGTGGCTGGAGAACTGCCAAGAGTGTATTGACTACTGGAACGGGGACACTGGGATTCTTTGCCCTGAAGCGGGAGAGTATTGGGAGTGCATCCAAGCCAACCCCTACCAGCGGTGGATGTATCTTGGCATGAACTTTACCCCGATCAACTGGACCTTTGAGGGGCCACAAGGATGCTGTCCACGCACGGCTGACATGGTTGATCTCGATTACGCATGGTGCGACTCATGGATTCTGCATGGCCCACTCGGCAAGAAGTACGGCAACCAGAACCAATACCGATATCCAATGGTGCAGCAGCAGCACAAAGACCTAATCACGCCGCACCCAACACTGAACACGGTTATCAAGTACTGGGAGCCCTTCCCTGTGGGTGAGATTCCAAACGAGAGGTGCTGCTCATCGCCTTCGCAGAATGACTACGGTGACTTAATTCGATGGGATGCTGATACCGATTGGATGAGTGAGAAGTATCCGGGTTCGTTCCACATCGCTCGGTTTACTGGTCCCGATTCGTTTGCATCTTCTGGTGTTGTTCGGTTTGCTTGTGGCAATGATCATCCATGTGAGCCGTCGCCTTATCAAGTAAACTTCCAAGCTGACAACTCATGTCCGTCAGAC